AAATCATTACTGCATACGAATACACAATGCAGGCTAATGGAACGTCAACATACACCATATCGGAAACCGTATATCAGGGCGCAAGTCTTGTTTCCGCTACTGCTACTGCAGAAGTATGTCGTTGGGATAAACCCACTAGAATATTGGAATTGAAGAATATCAAAGGCGTGTTCACTGCAAACTCTCAAGTATTTGGAGTCACCAGCGGAGCCACTTGGTCGATTCAATCCTTCGATACATTGGACGATACAAACTCAGATCAGAATGATAACACAACGCTTCAGGAAGAAGCAAATATATTCTTCGACTTCTCAGAGGAAAATCCATGGGGTGAGCCGTAATGTTTGTTAATACCCATTTCTACCATAGAACCATTAGGCGTTGTGTTGTTGCATTCGGTAACCTATTCAATCAGATTACGTTGGTAAAATATGCCAGAGGCACTTTTGACGAGATAGAAAGAATCACGGTTCCGATATCCTATTCTGGAAATGAGAACTATGCTCAACGTATATTGGGCAACCCAGAAATCCCCACTGCGGTACAAATAAAATTGCCAAGAATGTCATTTGAAATAACTGACATTACTTATGATCCCTCTAGAAAACTTTCTTCATTCGAAGAAGAATGTTCTATAGTAAATGGCGTGAGGTCGACAGTCAATTCTCCGACTCCTTACAACATAGGGTTTGAATTAAACATATATGTCAGGAATATGGAAGATGGAACGCAAATCGTAGAGCAAATTCTTCCATACTTCAATCCAGACTATACGTTCGCCATGACATACATTGACGAAATGAATTTGGTGAAGAACACTCCAATTCTTTTAGAAAGCGTATCTCATTCGAATGGATTCGAGGGAGATAGTGAAACAGTTCGCTATGTCACCTGGAGATTGACGTTCACAATGAAGACATATTTGTATGGTCCTGTCACTGGCGGAAGATCGATCATTCGTACGGCTCATGCCAATACGTGGATAATGGGAGCCAATACTCCAGCATCTATGATTACTGTAACTCCAGATCCAGTAACCGCAAATTCCGCTAATGAAGCATATGGTTTTGATACTATAATTGTGACCAATCCAAATTATTGAGAATCTTAAAATGAGTAGTGAAATAGATAATTCTTTGATTAGTATATTTGAAACCAAAGAAGAAAAACGTTCTCCGGTTCTTATCAATCAATCTCCAGAAACTTCAAAAAATTATCAGGCTGAGGCTGATGTTGAATATGTCCGCGCAAATCTTTATGATCTTATGGGAAGCGGATCAGAAGCCATAAGTCAAATGATGCAGCTTGCAAAAGAATCTCAGCATCCAAGAACATACGAAGTTCTCTCCAATTTCATAAAAAATATGGGTGACGTTGGCGATAAACTCATACAGTTACATAAATCCAAGAAAGAACTGGCGGAAACTGAAGAGAAAACCAGAACTTCTTCTTCTGGAATAAATGTCGAGCAGGCTGTGTTTGTTGGAAGCACGGCAGATCTTTTGAAAAAAATAAAACAACAAGATGCAGATTAAGTCGTATCTCTCAAACCCTCGCCTGAAACGCGAGGGGCAGCAAGTATCGCTGACGCAAGAACAGCTCGAAAGCTACATCAAGTGCGCCAATGACCCGATATACTTCCTCGAGAATTATATGAAGGTCGTGACGATAGATCGCGGTCTTGTGCAAATCAGCCTGTATCCGTATCAGAAAGATATCGTCGACGCATGCCACAACGAACGCAAAGTTGCGATGAAGATGACGCGTCAGTCAGGAAAGACCACAACCACACTCGGATATATTCTCTGGTACATTCTCTTCAACGAGATGAAGACCTGCGCGTTATTAGCCAACAAAGAACGTACAGCTCGCGAGATTCTTTCTCGAGTTAAACTGGCATATGAAAATCTGCCCATATGGATGCAGCAGGGTGTGGTGGAATGGAACAAGGGTTCTATTGATCTCGAGAACGGATCAAAGGTTGTGGCGGCGTCTACTTCTTCCAGCGCGATTCGTGGTACGACAATCAACCTTCTGTATCTAGACGAATTCGCTTTCGTTCCAAACAATATCGCCGACGAGTTCTTCTCTGCTGTATACCCAACCATTTCTTCTGGTTCAACATCAAAAATTATCATATCTTCCACACCGAACGGCATGAATCATTTCTACAAGATCTGCACAGAAGCCAAGCAAGGCAGAAACGGGTTCAAGCTCATCGAAATAGACTGGAGAAAAGTTCCCGGAAGAGACGAACGGTGGGCTCAAGATCAGCGAGCGACTTTAGGTGAAGACAAGTTCCTGCAGGAAATGGAAGGCGAATTCCTTGGTTCGGCTGGAACATTAATCTCAACTTCTGCACTTAAATCGCTTTCGTTCGTCGACTACCTCAAGAACATCCTCGGCGGTCTGCAGATTTACACAGAAGTTCAGCCAAAGAAGAACTACGTTCTGGTTGCTGACACAGCTCGCGGGACTGGTCTGGACTATTCTGCTTTCGTCGTCGTTGACATTGACGAAGTCCCATATCGAATCGTTGCGAAATATCGCAATAACGTCATCTCTCCGATGCTGTTTCCAAACATAATCGTACAAGCAGCTAAATACTACAACGATGCTTTTCTTCTCATCGAAAATAACGACGCAGGCGGGCAAGTCGCCGACACAATTCTAAACGACCTTGATTATGATAACATGTTCTATACCGAAGAGGTCAGAGGAACGACTCTCCTAAACCAAAGGATGGGTGCGATAACTGGAGTCAGGACTACCAAGAAGGTTAAGAGGCTTGGTTGTAATGCTCTGAAATCTCTTGTTGAAAGCCATAAGCTGATCATTGAAGACTACGACATTATCAATGAGCTTGCCACTTTTATTCTGAAGAGAGACACATACCAAGCCGATGATGGATGTAATGATGATTTGGCAATGTGTTTGGTTCTGTTTTCTTGGATGACAACCCAACCATTCTTTAGAGATCTAACCAACACCGATATACGTCAAAAACTGTTTGATGAAAAGATAAAGCAAATGGAAGAAGACATGTTACCGTTTCCTAGCAATAGTGAAGAAGCACAAAAGTTAGACAAATATATCGTTGAAGATGGAATTGTTTGGGAGTCTGGGCCAGAAACGAATCGTCGTTATGAGAGAATTTTCTGAGAAAACCCTTTTTTACTAAATATAGTTAGTTCCAGGAGAACTACGAACAATTCTAACAGGAGATTAACATGGCAGATATTACTTTAAAATCGCCTGGAATACAGGTCAGAGAAATCGACTTTACAGGAAAAAATGAACTGCAGCGCGGAATTACCACTGGCGCATATGTAGGAGCGTTTGAGTGGGGTCCGGGTGAGACTGTTGTTAGAGTTTCTGCCGAAGCAGGTTTGATTAGACAATTCGGAAAGCCAACGGAAAATTCGGCTCTTTCTTTCATGTCTGCTGCAAATTTCCTTCGTTACTCAAATAGCCTTGTTGTTGTTAGAGCAATAAATTCCAACACATATTCTGGCGATTATGCTACCGCATCAATTAATTCGGCGACGAAAAAGAAAAGAGCCACATATTTGCAGACTGGTGCATTTTCATTAGCAAACGTCTTAACAGCAAGCTGGGTAACAAGCACAAATTCCAATATTTCTGTGTCGCTAGAAACGCCTGCTTCGACTGGCGGGGTTAATGCGGCTGCTTATGTTGCATCGAGTCAAGTGAATGCTGGTATAAACGTTTCTGGAGTAACCATCTCCAGCGGCGGACTTGGATTCACAACTGCACAATTCCCTCTTGCTGTAACTCTCGCTAACACGTTAAACGCTGCGCAAAATACGACAGCAAATCTTGTTCTTAGCGATTCGATTGTCGGATACATTCCCCTTACAATCAAGAACAAGACAGACTTCGTTGATGATTTCTTATATACGGAAGATGCATCTTCGGGATCGATCTCTCCAGCAGAATATGGTGAGTTTGCTGCAAGATATCCGAGCGCACTCGGAGACTCAATGTTTATCTCGATTTGCGATGGTAAGCAAGCATGGTTTGCGAATGCTACTGGCTGGCAATCAATGACAACCAGCAATGATTCAAGTTGGGTGTATGCAACGGAATTTGATTCTTGGCCAGAAACTTCGGATTGGGCAGCAGATAATAATGTCGCTAATGACGAAATGCAC